AGTGTCTAATGAAGCCAATGAAGCAGTTGTAGCACCCGCTACCTCTACAACACCTGTTCCTGCGTCTGTTAACTGAATCAAACCAGCTGAACAATCTACAGATGAAGTAGCATTCCAAAGGAATGTATCGTTCTTCTTTTTCATTTGGTTAACGATTAACTCGCTATAAGTCTCAGCAAGTTTCCAAGTAGTGTTGTATGAACCAGCATCTAGAGACGAAATACCTAAGTATTTAGTGTCTAAGTCTTTCAAACATAGAGAATCGAATGATTGTCTACCACAAACTTGAATGTTGCGTTGAGTGAATGTTGCTGAACCAGATGGCGTAGTAGCACATCCATAACCTTCGGCAACGTATAAGTCTACTTCAAAAAGGTTAAGAGGTTCGATATACTTTATATTTTCCTGAACCGATGTATACTCGGCTGTGTTCCCTGTATATACGATTTTGGGAACGATTTTACCCGCAGTTTGATTTGAAAAATCCGCGAGTGCTGATACGTTTAAACTCATTTTATTTTAAGTTTTAAGTTATTATTAGTTATTTTTTAGAAAATCTTTCCATTACTAAATCGAACCTTTTAGCATTGAATACCTCTGCTGTTGGTTTGATTGATTTGTCTGTGGACATCATTTCTGGCATTGATTTGTCAGTTGCTGGTGAATCCTCGTATTCAGCCATTTTAGCTTTAAGTGCTTCCATTTCATCCTTTAGAGATTTCATTTCATCCTTAACTGCTTCAACAATAGCTTTCACTACATCGCCCATACCGGCTTCCTCATCCATCATTGCTTCGGCTTCCTCTTCTTCAGTTTCGCCTTCAAATCCGGTTTTTTCTACGTCTACACCTTCAATAGATGCTGGTTGTTCAACTTCACCATCGATAGCAAGTTCCTCACCTTCACGTTTCTCGATTTCCGCTTCGCTAGTGTATTCAACAACTTTGCCGTCCTCAACTTTAATCACCGCCCCATCCTCTAAACGATGTTCTCCGTCAGGTGCTGTAAGTTCTTGTCCGTCTGCTGTTCTAACTCTAACTTCGCTTCCAACCTTGAGTTCGTCGCCTGGGAAAATGATTGTGAACGCTTTGTTTTCGTCCATAATCTCACCAAACGTTTCGTTTGATGTTTCCTCAACAACCGCTTCAGTAGGGGCTTCTGTCAATGAAAAATGTTGCTTTACTAACTCTTTAAGTTCGTTGCTAGTCATTTTTTGATTGATTTTAAGTTTTTAGAATAGTTTTACTCCAACGTAATATCAAGGGGCGTTGGATTTCCCCCTTTTTCGTGTTTGAATGAATCGTGTAGCTGGGCATAGCATATAGCACTTGCCTGCTTTGTAGTATATTCATCACTTATTTGTTCTATACATCTACCGATGAATACATCTCTATCTTCTCCTGCTTTTCTGTTCGGTATTGGCATTATCGTTTGTATTTATTCATTGTGTCAACTAAGGCTTGTGAACCAATATATGCTACAGCAATGTATGTCCAATCACCTGAAGTAAGTGAACCAAATATTGCTAATAAAGTAGCTATAGAAAATACTATAAACTTTCTACTTGCCCATTTACCTAAAAATCTGTCTATTATTCCCATTATACTAGTTTTGTTAGTTTATTTACAAAATATCCTTCTACAGATACACCTTTTACTTTACCTTGCTTGATGTAATCATTCCAAAAGTCATCATTGTCGATTTTGAATAAGCCAAACCAGGTTCCTTTTGGTAAATCATAACCAAACACATTAGATTTATCTGTTTTAGGTTCATTGATTAACCAGCTTTCTGCTACATAAATACCATCAACCATAGAATCCATATCGTGTTCTAAGTTGATATTATCAGCGTTTTTACTTTTAGCAAATGCGTATGCTATTTTTTTAATAGTATCCTCTGTAAAATATACGTAATACTTTTCTCCATCCTCATCTCTACGTTCTATAAGTTTATTTGGAACCATAATAGGTGTAGCAACGATTTGTTGTTCATCCATTTGTTCCTGAGAGAATGATAATCTACCATCAGCTAACAGATTAGTTAATGTATCGTTATTTAATGAAGTAGCATCAGCACGTCTATCTAATACAGCACTTGGACGTTTTCTATCACTTGCTTTATCCTTTCTAGGTATAATAAATGCTTGCCAGAAATGTTGGCAGTTTTTACCTCCTTTATAAGTGAAAATATCATAGAAACGTTGTCCTTGTAAACCGAATCCTTCATTAGCACCCTGAATAGTAAGTTTGTTGATGTCTTCCTTACGGAACCATTTACCTGCTTTAATAACGTTTTGACAAAATGTTCTACTATTATTACCTACAGATTCTGTGCCATCGTATCGAGTGTATCTATATAATACTTTCCATTGTCCATAATCATCAACAGATGGTTGATTTTCCTTACTAGCACCTTTTATTTGTCCTACAGAAGCAACAAATGTGTCAAAGTTAAAATCCGCGTCTAAACGCACTGCCTTTTTTAAGTCATAGCCCTCGGTGCTTAAATCTTCTTCATCGATACCTACGTTTAATAACGCGTCTAAAACGACATCCTTTAGCTTATCCTCTAAGTCAGTAATGTAATCATCTGCTGAAAATAGTTCATCGTGTGAACCACAAGGCATATAATATGTTTTACCAGCAACCTTATATTCGTGCCAGCTATCCATTGAACATCCATATTTAGGAGATTGTGCCCTTGCTTCCTCTGCTGTTGTATAATAAGGCATTCTATCAGGTGTTAAACCTACTCTAGCCATTTCCTGCTTGATTAACTCCTCTATAATAACAGATTCTAAGTTAGTTTCAGGAACGCAGTTAGGAACTTTACGTCCGTTTTTAGTTTTTAATCCTATTGCTTTATAGCCTGGTTGGCAAGCATCATCTAAATCAAAACCGATTTCATTTTCAGTAGATAACTCCTCACCTGCTTGACGTAGTTTTTTCTCACTCCAAGGTAATGCTTCAGCACCACCCCATAGTAAATAACTAATGTAGCCACAGGCAGAATAGTCTTTCCTTTCTAATGCTAACTCATAGTTGTCCTTTTGTCTCAATAAAAACGAACGCATACGACGGATTGTATCTAATGATAGATTTTCTCCGTTAGCAAGTTGTTGGGCACGAACTTTACCTACCTGAGTAGCACATTTATTGCCGTTTTCCTTGTTTAACTCGATTCCACGTTTAGCATTAGCGATTGCTTTTTTAGGATAGTCATTGTATGTTTCAAACTCCTCCTTATTAAATGCTAAAAAGTCTATTTCAATAGCTGGATTTTCTACGAATGCGATAGCATCTACACCATCTAGTAATCCATCCTCGATTTCGAGTTTTACTATTTTAGGTTGCTTTGTCATAATGTTCTTCTTTGATTGATTTTTCTGTCGGCATCAACGCTACTAACTACATCGCCAGCAAGCACGTATGCTTTTACAGCACCTCCTTGTTGTCCGTTTTGTGATTGTCCTGTATTACCTCCTGTTGTTTGTCCTTCACCTAATGATGGGGCACCTAAAGCACCGAAACCACCTCCTGATGTCATAGTTCCAGCACCAAATCCTCCACTACCACCACTTGATGTTCCACCTATACTTCCACCACCACTACCAGCACTTTCAAATGTAGTTGATTGGATTTTTTTAAGGTTTGCTAATGCGAAGGCACCTGCTAAACCTGCTTGAATATATGGATAAGCTGGGAATATAGCTGTTAATGGAGAAGCATTTGCTGTGCTAAACGCATTTTGAACCGCTAAAATACCATTCATTGTTGCTTGTGCTAGTTGGGCACCTTTAGCGATTTGAAACGCTTTTTTCTGTCGTTTCTCATCCTCACCCGCAAAGGCATCTGCTAACGCAATAACCGCGTTAAACCCGTCGTTTGCTAGCTGTATTTTAGCATCACGTAAATCAGCTTCATCTTGTGCTTTCTGTTCGTTGATTGCTGTTTCCTCATCAGCTAATGCTTTGGCATTTTCTGCTGTAGCATCATTATATTGTTCCTGAAGTATTAACGCTTCATTAGCATATTTTTCCTTAATAGCTAGTTTAGCTTGTTCTGTTAAATCCTCTTGTTCTAACTCCTTAGTTTGTTGTTCCTGAAGTCTAAGTAAATCATTAGCAAACCTAACATCTAAAGCATCTTGGGCATCCTTAGCTTGTGCTTCTGCTAACTTACGTCTCGATTCAGCACGTGCTTCTAATGCGGATAACTCATTTGCTGTTTCCTTATCTAGTTGTGCTTGTCTCTCAGTTCGTGCTTTTTCATCAATATCATCTATTTGATTATTGTATTGGGCACGTTTATTTTTTAACGTTAATAACGTTTTTTCTATCTCAGCTGTTCCTTCATCTAACTCTGTTGTATCACCTGAGAATATAGATTGACTAATAGAATCATTTAAGTCCAATACAGCTTGATTTAGTCCAAAATCCTTACCAAATGCTTTACCTAACTTATCTACACCCATTAATAATAAACGTAATGGTGCTGTTAAAAAGTTTAGAATACCTGATAATATGGTTTGGTTTCTCTCTGCTGTAGCTATTTGTTCCTTTTTAATCTCCTCTTGTGCTACAAGCTGTGCTTCTAAACCATTAATAACCTCATTTGTTTGAGATATTTTGATTGCTAGAATCTCCTTATCTGTTTTACCTTGACGTTTTAATACATCGGTAGATGCTTCTGTTGCCTCTAATGCTAGTTGTGCTTGATTAGTTTGTTCCTTAGCAATATCTAAGTTGGCTTGTCCTGCTGAAGCACCTAATCCTAATACACCAATGAACTTCTCCCAGTTAGCAATCAATAAACCTACAGCAACTACTAAAGCACCAATACCAGTTGCTATTAAGGCACCTTTTAATGCTGTAGCACCTCTAACACCTGAAGCAAATGCTAGTTTGAATGATTTACCTAAGTTAATATTTGAGTTAGCAAGTAGTTTTTGTGTCGCAACTATACCATTACTAGCATCTCTTAAACCTGATACTACACCAATAACACCTAACAACTTACGTTCAGCATCCTCTATAGCCTCACTTGAAGCACCAAAAGCAATAAATCCAGCTGATACAGCACCTACGGCACCAGTTAAGCCTGTAAACGCATCTACTAATGCTGTAGCACGTTGTTCCTTATCTAAACCTTCGATTTGTAGTTCGAAATCCTTTAGTTTACCACGTGATGAGGCTACTTGCTTAGATAGTTCCTTAAACTCTTGACTACCAATATCAGCGGTTTTGAGTTGGGACTCTAATGTAGAGATACCTTCCTCTAAATCATTAATGTTGTTGATTGCTGTATCAACCCCATTTATTTTTATACTATATACTTTTTCCTGTGCCATTATTTTTTACGTTGTATTACTTGCCACTCATTATTTAATAGCTGTGCCGTCATACCATCATATGGTGTTGTTAATGGTTCCTCAGCATTACCATCTATAGTTGTTCCTCCTAATGGTGTTATATTTACTACCTTTGAAGCACCTAATGTTCCATCACTAGTAAACCTAAGTTGTAGTCTATCCTCAGCAATACTACCACTTGGAATATAGATTGTAGATGTTCCATTTACCCCTGCCCACCTAATATGAGTGTGGAAGTTAGTTAGATTACTACCTGTCATATAATATTCCATTGAAGCAGACATTTCTAAATCCAAATACGACTCATATTGTAATCCTTGTCTCCATAGATTACCTACTATCACTTCATTATTATCAAACTCTGTTATAGCTTCTGTAGGTTGTAATGCTACGATGTTTTGTGAACCACTTTCTATACTAAGATTGCCTGATTGGTTTACAATAAATAGATTATTTACACTACCAGATGCTGAAACATTATCGCCAAATATTTGGATATTACCTTCTGTCTCAATCAGGTTATTATTATTACCTACGATTGTAGTATCAACAGCTAAACCACTTACATAGTTTCCATTACCTTGTATATTAACGTTTGTAGCACGTTCATCAATGTAGTTTATACCATTACTAACATTGCGAGTTGGAATATTTGTTCTATTTGGTTTCCAAACTACCTCATTTGAACCACTAAAATATCTAAATCCATCTCTACTAGATGCTTGCGATATAATAGTTCCATCTGTTAGTGGTAATCCGGTTTCGAAATCAACATAATCTACTCTGCCAGTATCTAAGTCTAAACCATCATTTGATACTCTGGCATCTACATAATCATTACCACCGAAATCACCTACAGCAATACGTCTACGAGGGTATTTTAGTTTTTGTGTAGGTGTTTTTAACAACTCAACCTTAGTAGATTGTTCGTTTGTTAGGTTAGCACCCATTATTTTATTAATACGATAGTAATGTCCGTCAATATGGATTTTATCATTTAATCTAATATCTGGAATATCACTAGGTGATAGTTTTACATTTAATGTAATCAATCTAGCATCTATATCGTATAACTCATTTACATACTCAGCCCAATAAACGTGGAACGCATCATTTTCAGTTTCGCTATTAACGAACTGCTGGTGATAATCCGCGTGTTGTGGATTATTAAAATGTAAATCTAATGATGCTGTAGTAGTAGGTAAAGCATTTACGTGATGGAATACTGGATGTTGAGTTTGTGCTTGGACAACATCGCTATCATCCTGAAAATACCATTCACCAGAAGCACCAGTTCTAATAAGGTTATTATTTGTTTTTTTACCTAAATAGTGTAATAATCTAGGTTTATATACCATTCTAAGTTGTTCCTGATTCTCACCTTTAGCAGAATATATTTGTGGAACAATAAATGTAGTATCTCCTTGAATATAACGCATTGGTGTAGGTGCGAAATAGCTACCTATTTCCTTCACACCTATAGCTAAATCTGCTTCACTCTCGTATGTAGTGCTACCGAATGTTGTTGCTAAAACGTCTTGCGAATACTCATTAAAATAATCCTTATCCTCCTCATCACTAAAATAGATGTTTTTAGGATTACTCGCCAACGGATGTCTAATCTCATATTTAATCGATTTATCTACCTTATCACTCCAATCAACAATACTACCAGCATCTCTCCAATCATTAAATGTTTCAATATTAATAATAGTAGGAGTCTCAGGTAATGGTTCTATTACTAAGTTAAACTTCTGGATTACACCATTTAGAAAATCTATTACTTTATCCTTATCATTAAATAAACCACCTAAGTTTACATTACCACCTCTAATAGCTTGTGGTGATTGATAACAACTAAAGTATGTTTGAGTTCCTGAGTTTAACTCTAATGTAGATGCTGAATCGTTAGTATTATATTGTATTCTAACTTCAAGAACATCTGCTGTGGTTAATGGGACATTTACCCATTGAGTAGTAAAGTTTCCAAATAAAGGAGATGAAGCAGGATTTGTATTATATTTTTGTAATCGTTGTGTTGATTGTATTAAAGAACCATTTTTATATAAACCAACTACTAGTGTAGCAATGTCTACTTGCGTAATACCTGATATAGTAAATGGTAGATTAACATTAAATGAATAATCACCATTGTTAACAGCCCTAAATGTGCTACCTGCTGTATCCCAAGCACCAGCATTATCGTAAATCTCAGTATTAAAATCTACTTCCTGCCAAACAAATGTTGAAGCCCCAGAGTATGATTGTGGGGCATCATTATATGCTTTGAATGATTGAGAGACAGGCGAAATAAAGGCACCACCTCTAGTAGCATCTTGAGTCGATATCATATACACACTATCAAAATAGGCATCATCAAAAAACGATGAAGTATAAGTATAGTTAGTTGTATCAAATATTTTATCAATCATTGTTCTCAACCTAATAGCTGGTTGAAAATCTGCTGGTATTAATGGGTAGTTATTATTTGTAAATGTGTTAACTTGCCCTCCATTCTGGATTAATGTAGAGTTTACATCATTTTGTTCAGCACCATATTCTATTAACGGATAAACTACTTCACCATTGAATAAGTTATTATCCCAGCTAGCTGTAATATTATTGTATGTTAGATTATGGTTGTATTCTGTCCAATCTAAATCACCAAATGTTAAATCCTCTATTTGATACTTAAAATCAATAGTTTCATTTACTACTACTACATTATATATTGTATCACCATTGTTATCTGTGATTACGTTTTCTAAGTAGATATTACCACTAAAAATCTCCTGCCCATCATCTAATACTTGACAAGGTAATGTTTTAATAAATGATGTAGCAGGTGTAGCACCTATATCGTATAGATTACCAAAGTAAGTATCATTAATGTTTGTAGATGGTAAAGCAAATGTTTGTGAAGTAATACCGAATACCTTACCAATATCACCTGATTCAATAGCTGAAATATCTAATAAAAATGCTTCCTCATTAAAAACATCTAAATCGTATTTCTCGTTATTCTCGTTATATGCCCTTAGTATTGTTGCCATTAACGTCTGTTTCGTTTGTTATTTGCTAACTCAAAGTTGATAGCGTATTGAAATACTTTCTGTGTTCTAGGATTTGTTTTCTCATTCAATACAGCATCATTAATGACACAAGGTAAAAACTCACTACCATCCTGAATATATACGTTTGTAGAGAAAAATAACTCACGTAGCCAATCAGCTTCCGCTTGTGTTAACCAATCGCTATTTGCGGTTCTAACGCGGTTTACTTTATTAACTATCTGTTTTGTCCCACGGCGTTGCTTATCGTAAGCAGGGTTAGTATTTGGCGTATTATACGGAACAAATGATTGCTTAAATGATATACGTTCTATATTATTTGATGCGTTTGATTGTAGAGTAAAGTTGTAATAATCCCATACACCAAACTCATTTTTCCAAGCAAATCTAACTCCATTGTATTCGCAATCACCTTCCTGCTTTACAAATGTAAACTCATCCCATACAGCAGAACCATTCTCCAAACCATCATCACCTTGTCCTGTTATTTTGGCTGTATAACTCGCCCATCCACTTGGAGGAGTAATACCAGCATCTACTAAGTTTTGATAACCTAAACCAATATATAATAATCTAGTTGTCTCATCCTGATTAGTATAAACAGCACTCCATAAATCTGTTATGTTTGTTCTCAATACTCCATTGTTAGAGATAATATTGTAGAAATCATTATTCTGGATTACAGCACCACTAGCATCTTTCCATTGGATTTGAACGTAGAATAAATCCTGCCCTACAGCATTATCTAATACATCCATATTACCCTCATAAGCACCAATAGTTAGGTAATCACCTTCTCTAATATATTGTGTTTTAGGTGCTACAGATAAAGCTACATTGTGTGAGAATGTATTACCATCGCTTGTGTTTTCCTGAATCCAATAGCTAGCACTATTAAAGTTATAATCTACAGCATCTGGATAATCTACTAACCCATCTGTAATAACATAAAAATCACTACCTGATTTAGCTGGTGAACCAGTCGTAGCCGTTTGTATACCATCGTATAATGCGGGAGTATCCGTAGATGATGAAGCATATTGTTCACCAAACTTAATATCAAATAACTTATTCGATTCACTTGAAGTAGCAAAGTATTGTGTTTTCCAAGTATTATCACTATCCATTTGGGTAGTTAAAATATTACCCATATTAAACACACCTAAAGCACTTGGATTAGGTTGTTGTTTGATACGTTGGATTAATGTAGATGAACCTGATTCAAATACATCTAAAACGTATTGATATTGTGGTTCGCTTGTTTTATTAGACGAGACAACAAATAGCAAATCATTGTTTGCCATATTGGGTTGTGTCGGTTGTTTTGTTATTGTAATCGCCATTATTGAAATGCTTTATCTAATGATTCTTCTATGCCAAATGCTAAATCATCTAATGATTGTTCTGCTACAGCCTCAATACCACGTTCTATAAATGGACGAGGTGTTGTATTTTTTGTTCTCATTGAGTTTTGAATAGCATACGCTACTCCTATTGGATTACTACCACCAATACGTTTTTGATTTACCCATTGTAATATGGGTTGTAGAGGGGGTGCTAGGGGTTTACCTAGGGTGCGGGTTGCTTTACTTTGTTTACTACTTGCTTTTCTACCCTCCTCAATAAACACAGCATAATCCTCAGCAAATATATCAAAACCACCTTTACCATCAGGGACAACCTCAATCGATGCTAATAATCTACCACTTGCTAAAGGTGCCCCATGAGTCCCAGTAGCCGTGAGTAATGAATCTTGTATCGATTCCTGAAGCTGTAAAGCTATTTCATCATATGTTTGTTTTAGTTCACTCATTTATATCTGTGGGAACTCACAATAGTTGTAAACACCTTCCTCCTTATAGTTTATAGTAGCTACCCATCCATATGTTCTGTCATTAAATGCCTCATTGACTGGAGTAATATTGATTAAATCAATCCATTCGGTTTGTTGATTAGCACCATCTCTAAAGTATGAAACGATATCGTAGATGTATTGTTCTGTATCACTCATTACTTGCGATACATCTGTATCAGTTTGATAAGGAACAGATAATGAATACATCTCGAATGCTAATGTTCTAATATTATTTTGTAAACCTGGAGACGACAATGGACGTAGAAATATATAAGGGTATTCTACATTTTGAGACGAGGCATCTAGTTTATCAATCGTTCCAAAATGGAATGTATTGATTGCTAAATGGGCATTACAAGCACTCTCGAACGTGCTAACTACCTCCTGAAATGATTTATACGAATATGCCATTACTTACTATTTAATACTTCTTTAATGTATTGTGAGTGAATACGTAGCATAGATGCTACCTGATTTACACTATATGTTGCTGATAATGCTTTTACTCTATTACGTAGTTCAACCTCATCGTATGAGAATGATTTACACGCCTTACATTCAACCGATTTTATCTGTTTTTTCTGCGGTTTTGAAGCGATTTTACCGCTTGTTCCTGATGAACCGCTGGTTCCGTTGCTTATAGTATTTTCTGCCATAATATACGTTATTTTATTTTGTTTTGATTCATTGCTTGTTTCTGTCGTTTTATTTTCTCTTCTGTCTCATCCCTTAACATCGACATATAGTTCATTACAAATACTATATTTAGAGAGAGAAGGTTGTTCTCGCCCCCGATTTGAAGGATGGGAGTTTTTCCCAACTCATATAGCGTGTATAACCACCCATAATGTTCTTGTATTGTGATATCTCGTTCCTCATCAACTTCTGTCTCATCAGTTTCGACATTTGGGCTGTAGAGGTTAGGGAATCTAGCGACGATAGATTGCCTACCCCTAAAAAAAAACTCAATGCCCCTAATGCTACTGAGGCGGGGAACTCATCAAACAACTTAGCTTGTTTTTTTCGCAACTCATTGTCGTAGTCCTCCACCTCATAGTAGTCCATTAAGTGTTCGACTTTGTCCTTAGTGAATATTAGTTTAAGTGATGATTTCACTTTGAACTTCATATTCTTGATTTTATGAGATTTAATAGGACGATACAATATAGAAACCAACTCGGTTAGATTGTTCATTTTGTCCTTTGCTAAGTTATCTAAATCGATATACTCAGCTAAACTCATTTTGGACATTGGTGTGAAACCATATTGTTGTCCTTCAAACTCTAATATAGGGTAAAACTCAATATTCTGGGCTTCATCCAATATTGTTCTAATGGTTTTCCATACCGCTGTAATGGTTGGAATATCCCATTTTTTTACCTCATTTATACTTAATCCAGCCACAGCTGAAATCGTATGTAGCACTTGGAGGTTATCCTCTAAGGAATATACCTTATCCATTGCTTGATACTGCTTTAATGTCAAATAAGCAGGTAAGTTTAGTTGTATCTCTTTCATATGGTATAATATCGTTTATGGGCGATTTAGTCTCGGTTGATATTACGATGGTGAAACATTTGATATTTCTATGTTTTCCATCTCTCTCTCAAAAGGTAGCCCGACGTTTCTGTTGGGCTATTTTTTTACCCCCATTGTGGATTTAAGTTATTATTTGTCATTCCTATTTTAATGGCATTCAAACCACTACTTTTTATTTTATTTCTACTTAAGTTAGCTAACCATAAGGCATCTACACAATCATCATTTACCCCATTAGGGTGTGAGAATGATATTTTACCATTAGCTGAATATTTGTAGGTAAAAGCACTTAGTTCATTATATAGATGAGGGAAAAACTCCTTAGTTGGAATCTCAATCACACCAGCATCCATATCTGTCATCAACGTTCTAATAGCATTCATTTTACTATCCTGCGTTGATATAAACGGCATAGTTATTCTAATGTGTTTACGTATTAGTTCAAACATAGCCTTACCAATCCCATTTGTCTCAACAAGACATCCTTGAACGGAGTAGCGTTTGAGTGTCGCAATATATCTGTTCGCAATGTTCTCAAGTGTATCATTGTTAGTTCTGTCAATAAAAACAACCCTCCCTGATTCATCGATGATTGTGAGAACTGAATAGTCGCTTGATAATCCTGTATCAATGCCAGCAAAATATCTATTTCCTCTATTAGGTTGTGTCCATTCATATATTATAGCATTTTTATCTATACTCTGGAATACATCATTAGTGCTGTCTGTAAACTCAGCTTCATACTCACTCCTAAATACATCTATTGGTAATGATTTACGTGCTTCCTCTATTAACTCAGGTTTAACATAAGGGCAAGCCTCTAATGGAATACGATATGATATATAATCGTTATTACCCTCTTGTCCACGTAAGTAATATTCATAGAAATGATTTTTACCTCGTGGTGTAGATATCATTAAACATTTTTTACCATTAGGGTTTAATGTCGGTAGTATTGCTTTCTCTATTGTTTCCTTATTTAGGTAAGCTACCTCATCTAATATCAAGTAATGAAAACGGAATCCCCTAACTGAATCTGCCCTATCGGCTGATAGAAACTTGATGCTACTACCATTAATAAACTTGATTGTTAAATCTGCTTTATTGCTTGACTCAATCAAATCGTGTGTTTTGCTTTGTATTATCTCAAATACTTCCTTTCCCAAAGCAAATATGGGAGTGATATAACCTAACTTACTATCATTATTACGTAATGCCCAAAATAATAGCATATTAATACCTAATAATGTTTTACCAGCACCACGTGGCGATACTAATACACCGAATAAATGCGGGGAATCAGCGTATAAATCGATGAACTCCCTTTGTGCGGTATATGGTTTGAATAGGTTTACTTTCATCGTTTAATCGCTGAAGTCAACGTTTATGGTAATATTACCTTTTACCTCGTGTTGGTGTCTCTCTATCTCAGCACCTTGTATTTTGGCTTGATACTTAATAGCATCTAACCACGTTCGTCTATCTTCTGCTTCGATAGCTGACATTTTTATTTGTTCAAGTTCGATTAATGCTTTATTGGCTGATTCGCGTATGTTATCGCTAAACTCATCGTTCAAAATAACCCAAGCATCTTTCCACATATCATTAGCTTGTCTGTTATTGATGTGGTATTTCTCCCTAGCCCACGAAGTGTATTGAGTCCACCCCGATTTATTCTCTAGGATATACTCAACACTCTCGTCGATATGCTGTTGATACTCTACTTTATTAGACTTACTCATTGAATGTAAACTCTTGTTGTTCTGCTTGTGGTTGTTGTTCAGGCATTTCTAGTTCCTCACCTAATAGGTGTTCCATATCGTTTTCCTTAGCATAATCTACTTGTAATACTAAACCGATTGCCTTAAATATTTTAGCACAATCCTCGATTGTTTTAATGTTGTCAAAGTTAATGTTTGCTACTTTCATAATAGTCGTTTTATTTGTTCTAGTTTATTTTCTGCCATATAGAGTTGTTGTTTTAACTCTGTATTCTCATTTATTACCTCCCATAGACGATTTGTCATATCCTCTGTCATCTGGATTTCCTTAGGTTCACTTACACCCACATCAATGCCTTCTGCTGTTTTAATAATAGTTTTTTCTAATCCATCCTTAAATACGAATCCCATTTTCCTCTAGTTTTAGTTTTAATGTTTCTATTTCCTTATATAATCTATCCTTCGTTCCACTACCTCGTGGTTCTGGTATTGATTTACCTTCAGCCCAAGCATACACAGCTTCCTCTAACCAATCTCTGTGTTCATCATCGCCGTGTAATATCCCTTCTAATAGTATTTTTATATCAGGCATCGCTTGCTTGTTTATTTAACGTTATTTGTTCCTTCATCCACGCTGTAGCTGTATTTAGTTCCTCGAACTTACCTACTATCTCCATTTCATTGAACACGAGATAATATCGTTTTTTAGCGTGTCGCGTCTCAAGTATTTTCCATTTTTTTCTCATATCATCCAATCATCATTTTTTTCCCAACAACTACATTCTGGAACATATATAAAGTCAAACCTATAACTCGTATCATATTCCTTATACGCCTTAACATCCTCCTCGGGTGCCAAACTACATTTTGTTTCACAATACTTACACTTAGGTGTTTTAGGAAAAACCATTTTAGCTTGTTCCTTCATTGTCATTACTCTAGTCTCTCTCATTGGTGGTTTATATTTTTTAGCCCCTTTACGTTTTTTACTCTTTGCCATATTTTCCGTCAAAATCAGGTTCCTTAGTTCCTTGTTTCCATAAGTTGTAGTTGCCTTTATATTTGTAGATAACATCCATCAACTCATCATTTGTTAGCATATCTACTTCCTCAGGCTGGATATTAACATACCATTGGTTGTATTTGTTTCCGTGTTTAGCCCATCGTTCAGCATTTTCCTCATTGTTATCACCAAACTCCTCAGCTATTTTCTGTTTAGCTTTATTCCATAGTGCTTCCTTCTCCTCCTCTGTCTCCCATAACTTACCTTTGTTGGTTGTAGATTCACCATTTTTAACACCTTTTGGACGTCCACCTCTATACGGATGCTTTGCCATATAACTCCCTTATTTGTGTTTCGTATTGAGAAAAAAATGATTTAACCATTCTAGCTTGGGTTTTATACTCACAACTACAGCTTCGTGGTTGTGGTTTATCCCACCCCCTTAGTATTCGTTCAGCCTCGTTCCATATACCGATTGTAGGATTATGTAAAGCACCATCACGAATAGGATACCATTTCTCCATAATATATGTTGCTTCCTCAGTCGTCATTTTTTCTTTTTGCTAGTATTATATTCACAACCATACTGAGTCATCCAATAATCCTCACGTTCAAACTTTTGTTCCTTAGGGCAGTATTCTAATACCTGAGATGTAAATGCTTCCTTACCATATTGTTTTAATGCTTTAGATAATGGTTTTACTTTACTACGTCCTCTATTGTAGAAATGACGCCAAATACGGCGTTTAACGTCGTTAGAACAGCCTACATACGTCTCGCCTGTCTCTGTATTAGTAATCACGTATACGCCAGATTTTAACTCATTATTCTCCATAGGACGTCCTATTTTACCCCCTGTTTTACCAAACATTTCTGGGTTATTATTATAGTATTTTTCAAACCATTCATTGTGTCTCTCTAGATTATCTATTTTCCATTGTTTATAGATTTCAACACTACAATCTCTACAATATGATTTTCTATAGCCTTTTTGTTTGTTAGTCCAATCAAATGATGTGATTTCTTTATGTTCACCACATTTTCTACATTGCTTTACTTCCATCAGTTCCATTTACTTTTTATTTGTTCTATTTGTTCGATACCAAAGGTAATAAAGTAAGCTAAGGCACTCACGCTTAAAGCTAAAATAAAGTCCCTAGAATATAGAAGTGTAAACCAGAAACCGAAACACTTGCTACAACTTATTACTACCGCTAGCGATGCTAATGAATGTAAGTTTAGTTTAATACATAATCTAATCCATTTATCTGTTATCCATTCTCTAGCTGGGTTAAATGGTGTGAACCATCCTGTTATCCATACGCTGAATAATGCTAATCCTAAAATCTCCATTAGTTTAATAAGTTTTGTTGTTCACCATTCAACTCATCGTTTTGCTTAAGTTGTTGTTCCTTTATCTGTTCCATTAAACCACAGAATAACTCAAATGCCATTACGTGTCCATTATCATAGATAAAGTTTCTCATATTGACGAAATCATTATATTCCTCTCTGGTAATACGGATTGTCTCTAGTTTGATATTATTTCCCATCTTTCAACTCCTCTAAATAGTCGCGAACATCACGACGAATGTTATTTTTTCTATTTCTGTCTCTGGTAGATAGTCTCTCAGCAATATTATTTACTTGCTTCTCTAAATCCTCTACCTTTAACTTTAATACTCCTAACTCGGTTTTGTTTGTGTTAGCTAACATCTCACAGCTATTTGTGTTTTTTCCACGTCTAATACGTGATTTAATCGCATTACGTAGCATACTCACATATGGCATCGCTACTAATCCTACTGCCAAGGTAAACGCACCTAGACAAAACATTACAAAGTTCATTTTCTCCATCATTTATTACATTTTAGTTTTAACATTTGTAGCCCTTCCTTAACATCTCGAAGTAGGCTATTTTTCGAGATTCTATATTTCTCATTCATTTGCTGGTAGGTAAGTCCATTTATAAACTTATCCTGAACCAATATTCTATAGTAGAAGTGTAAATCATTTAGTTCCCTAAGGGCACATTCACACATTTCATTATATTCATCATCACTATCATCCTCTAGGTTATGCCCCCATTTCCATTCTACCCATTCAGTCTCATTTCTGGGATGACGTCTAAGTTGTCTGTGGTAAGGGGAGGTAGAGGATTTATAGTTTCTATTGACACACATTGTCATATAGTTCTCTAACTTACCCTCATCAAACAATCTCTGTTGCTTATCAGCTGGATATTCGAGGAGAGATAAAACACACATATGTAATATTTCAGTCGCTTCGTCGCGATTGGAAGTGATGCGAGTAGCATTACCTACCAACATCTCATAGTTCCTATTTATCCATTTCTCTATATCACTCATACTTTAAGTAGAAAGATAGCCGAGGTATAAAAAATACCCCTATTTTAAGGTTAATACCATTTCCTACTATAAACTTATACATAGCACCTCTGGGAAATCTCACCCTCATAGATTCTCAATCTACGATATTTACTATATTTTCATCTATCTCGGGGAGTCTGTTATTTACAGATTCTAACACCCTGCCATCGGTAATACACTTAACCTAAGTCCTATAACATCACTTGGTATTCAGGTGAGTGCCTGATGACATTGATAAATATATAATAAAAGGTTGGGAATGCCAAGTTAAAATAAAAATCTCTAATGGAATGAGTAAACGCACGTTTTAATGAGTAAACGGATACCCCCCTTGGAGGGGTTCTATATGTATACGTGATACCGATGAGAGGTATGGATTATTAACTAAATATAAAATAGAAATGTCAAACAATCAAATCAAATCAGGAGGAAAAATACAAAACCTCAAACGCTTACAACAAATCCCAATATTCGAAAATATTAGATACTCAATCACTGATAATAGTGGTTGGGGTATCCAATCACCTACTGACGGAGATATGATATTTGAGTTCCAGAGTAAAGTAATCATATTTTGTGATTTTAAGTTAGAAGGTAAGGGATTAGAGAATGGACAAAATAGAACATTTACATCAATAGTAGATGCTTGCCAGAATGGAGGATATGAAGGTGCTTATTTTATTACAGCTGAACATAATACCGACATAAATACACCCACATTCGATGCGTCTACTTGCGTAGTTAAGCGTGTATACTACAAGCAAAACATTTATACACCACCTCCACTGCTTACATTAAACGATTGGTTAAATCGCATATTTCAAAAACACAACTTACCATTAACTCCTTATAAACCTAAAAACATAATGGATATTTTTAGTGAAACATTTGATAAATAAACGTGCCGTTAATAAATAGAGGTTATATATTGTAAATAGGTTTAGCCGTTAGGGGTTTTTGTTTCCCATTGTTGGTTCATATTTCTATTTTTCCCCTAACGACAAAGGTGCCCCGCGAAAGCGGGGCATTTTATGTTTCTCCTTCGGTAGCGTCCGTTAGGGAAATGTGTTTATACGTGTGTATTATTTGTTTTTATCGCGTTTTTTCCACCAATCATAGATTCGCGTGATGTTAAGTATTAATGCGGTTAAAAGCACTACTACACTAATAGTTGTCTGGACATCCATAAATGTTAGTCCTATGCCTGCTGTTGAGGCTATATTTGCTATTGAATCTTTTGTTATTGAGTCCATATTAATACGATGATACATAGTTATGTAAATCACTTACTTCCTGTGCTGTTAATGCCCTATCATAATACATAAAGTTATAACAATCCCAATCACCTTCATCCTGATTAGGATTAAATAATACCCCTGTTGTATTTAATGATAAGGTAAAATCACTACTAGTAGTAGTTATACTTGAACCATCCTTATATGATTTATAGTTATTAGCTACACCATTAGCATCTTTTGTAAATGCTACACTTGCTAATGTTGTTCCAATAGATACTGCTGGCATACCTCTATAACTTGTATTCCAAGGACGAACAGCACCACTATCATAGTTTCCTACTAATGATAATCTATCTAATCCAGGATTTGTTGATTTCTCTACCATATAAACATTATCGGTAGTATTAGCAAGTCTTATATAAGCAAATATACTCCATTCTGTTGTAAAACCAAGTTGATTAAATGTTCCTGTAAAATCTATAGCATCAGTATTTGCTTGAACAAAAGTCATATATCTGTTGCTATTATAAGTCCCACTATTAAAAGTTCCAGTAATACCATAAGTAGATAAATCTGTAATAGTTGTTCCTGTTCCTGAATAACTTTGTCCTGAACCAAAACTTGTTTCAAATACAAGCCCTGATGATACAGGATTTGTTGGTGTATCACTTGCTGGAGTTTTATAAAATCCAAATGGTATAAATGACATATATTATGTGTTTTAATGCGGGAAATATGCGTTTTAATCGCATACCTCCCACTATTAATATATTTACGTGTTAGCTAAAGTTCTTAGCACCTACACATTGAACATTACCTCCACCGAAACAAACAAATGTTAAAATATCTATCGCACCTGTTGTTGCTGTTGCTGTAAATGCTGTTCCACCTTCAAAATCAAACTGCGAATCAAATGTGATTGTTCCAGCACTTGTAGCATTGTTTGTGATTTGTAGTTGGAATGTTTGTCCTGCTACTTGGTTTGTAAGTTCTACTTCTGTATTAACACCATTTTGTAGTGTTAAAGTAAATAGATTACCTAATGAAGCATCTAACTCTGCTACGTTAGCAACAACACTTAACGCTTCTACATTTTGAACTACAGCACCATTAGTTGATAAACTTGGAACTACTACTTCATTTGCTTTAGTTGTAGATAAGTTTTGTCCACCTATAATAACACTTCTTAGATGTCCATTTATAGTATTATTTTCTCCACCTACAATAACACTTCTACCAAAGCCACCACCAGAAATAGTATTATCAACACCAGCAACAATAGCACTAAAATCACCACCACTACTTGCGATACTATTACCTTGTCCCCCAATAATAACAGCCCTACCTGAACTTATTGTATTATCATCACCAGCAAATATACCATTAAGGTAGTTTCCACTAATAGTATTACTTTGTCCTCCAATCAATGTATTTCTACCAGAGGCACCAGCTGTTATTTGATTATCAAATCCACCAATAACACTACTCCATCCGTCTCCTCCAGCAATAGCTGAACCACTTGAATATACTATACTATGTGGGGCACCTACAACTATATCACCTGCTACGTTATTTAATGCTGATACTGAACTTGAAGGTGCTGTTCCTGCTTGCCATTCTGTAGCACCACCACCACCACCTGCTGTAGCTTGTGTTGTTCCATCAGCAAATGTTAATACAGCACCTGAACCACTTATTGTTAAGTTAGGAACTACTACTTCATCATCCTTAGTTGTAGATAAAGTATCACCACCTACAACAACACTTCTATTATGAGTAGCTGTATTACCTGTTCCAGCAAATATACCAGCGTGGTTAATGGTTGCTGGTAAACTACTAGCACCAATAGT